GATAGGTCCAACGGGGTTGCCATGATCATCTTGAATACATGCTGATTGATATGTCATTTCTGCCATGACACGTCCATTGTCTAAACTGATTGATACAGATTCAAGAACACATCCAAAGCAATTAGTCTTGAAGTTCACCCCATTGACTTGAAAGGCTACACTTGAAACTTTTGTTCCTGTTGCAGTTCTTGAACCAGGGTACCAAGTCTGCATTGCTCGAATTGTATCTGATGTAGTTAGTGCAGACAAAGCAGGAGAAATTGAAACCTTTCCTGCATCATCATTGTCTGTCACTGCACTGTATTCAGCACGGCCTGCAACCTCCACACCTAGTAGAGCACCTACAGAATAATCTGTGTTGGTTTCTGTGGGGGTAAACAAATTGAAATTACTCACACCTGTTGGTGTGTCAGATGTGAATCCATGCTTTGCAGTCAAGAAACCCGCACCAAGTAAGTAACCAAGATAGTTGGTGTCATAGTTGTCAGGTGTAGCACCAACAGTGGTTAAGTCTAATTGAATTACAACTTGCCCTGTTCTTCTTCGAACACGAGCGTCATTTGAATATACAGTATCAGGTTCAGGAGGTAATCCATAAGAACCATCACGAGCATCATTTCTTTCTGATGCAACGGGTTCACCATAAATCACGATAGGATCACGTTCACAAGGAATTGAAACAAAGGCCAATCCTGACGTGGATGGTAAACCATTACTGTCAAGTGATCCAAACGATGATTCATTAATCACACCAATTGATCTGTGTGTTACACTCATAGTTATTCCTCCAAATATAAAAGGTCAAAAGGTAGTAAAAGCAAAACAGCTTCAACCACTCCATTGATATCTTGTATGTTGTCTGTAGATGGTACACCAGGTATTAAAGAAACAATACCTGTGTTGACTAAATCATAGTCAGGTCCTTTTAAAGTATCAATCAACTTTGATGCATCTTCATTGATCAACCTTCTTAAGAATCCAAGGTCTTGAGGTATATCATACCGTACCCTTAATTCCATGGATGTTCTCTTGCGACCGCTTAAACCCGCTTCACCGTCATCACTTGCAAAGTTCAATGTAATGATTTCAAAATAGCGTGTTGAGTTTGGACGTTGATCAAGTGGTTGTGTTCGACCGTTGCCTGTTTCAATTGCAATGAATCCATGATGTGCATCAGTCTTTGGTGTGATGCCTTCAATCATGTCTTCAAGTTTCTCAGTTGCTTTGAATATACCTTGACTCATTATTTGCCCAACTTGTCTGCAATGGTTTGACGTGCTGCAACTACAAGCAAACGTATTTCACTTGGTGAAAGACCTAAGTATTCACGTTGTTCGTTTACTGCATAGCCATAATGTTTAGCATGTTTTGTCAAGCCAATGACAAAGTGTGTTTTAGTTGCTTTCAATATTACAAGATTGTTCATCAATGCACCTGAAAGAACAAGGTCAACTTCTGCTGAATCTGTTTGACCGGGTACAGTACCACGTTTTCTTGATAAGTTTTTATACTCTTGATAGCCACCATCAAACCGCATGGTTTTACCTGTCTTTGTTAGTATTCCACCTTTAGGTTTTAAACGTGCACCCGTGCCTTTATTGACAGATATGTAAATCTTTTTCTTTGAGTATTCCTTAAACTTGCCACCGCTTGCATCAAGACCTTTGCTTGTCCTTAGCTTGATTGATGCGAGTGTGTCCAATGCCAAACGCATGGTGTCTGCTTTTGTCCATATGGCCTTGGGTAAGTTTAATTTTACTTTACTAGGCATCAGTGTTTCATTCCTCTTGTGGCAGTGAAGAATGAATCATTGCTTGTTCGTGTGTAGCCTTTCCATGATGCACGGAAGTCTGATTGCTTACCGCCCGTTTCACGCCTATCAAGTTCACCCGTGTCAATCACTCCATCACCATCCAAATCCAATGCTAATGAACGTAAAGCAATTTCCATTAGATCATGGCATCTTTGACGCATTTGATCTGCCACATCTAATTGCAGATTAAGTTCATAGATGATTGCAGCTGTACAATAAGCATGTGCAAGATGAAACTGTTCAGGATTGAATACCTCATCCTCTGTTGCATTATCTGACAAGACAACATCACGAACTTGTAAAATCAATTCATTCAATGCACCTTTGATTTGTGGTTCAAAGTCGCTTTGTCTTCTTGGAATCATATCTGCTAATTGTGCAAACAATCCAACCAGATCATCATGCGAAAGACCTGTTTCAAAAGGTCTAGGTGTGGACTTCAACAAACCCTTTTCTTGCTTTGATTGTGTCAATGCACCAAGGTCTGTTGTGAAGTTCACTTGATATGGATATGTGTTTGCAGTGGTCAAGGCTGCAATAGTGTTTGCAAGTGTAGTTGACCAAAGGGCAAACTCAAGTGTTGCATTGGTTGTCAGATCAATTTCACGGGGTAATGGTTCTGCTAAGATTGCAGTTGTACCAACCACTCGAACAATAGACACGTTGTAGAACGTATCACCATTGGTGATCAAGAACCCCTTCATTTGATCACGTTGCAATCCTGTTGCTTGATTGTCAACTGTCAGTGTTCTTCTGTCATTAGCAATTGCAGACACAGTTGCATTGGCACGAGACTGTGAAAGATTATAGTTGATACTATTCAAGGTCAAGACAGGTGTACCACTGATAGGACTTGGTGCAATCCATTCAAACGTATAGTCTTTATTTAATACTGCTTTTCTCATCTCTTCTTTGCTCCACTGTTTGCATCTGAAATGTCTTTTGATTTCGCAAGTTCGAGGTTTGCAAGTTCAACAAAGTTGGATGTTACAGGACTCAAGGAGTGTCTGCAATTATACCCACCGCACGATGATCTCACAGAAAGACCTTGGTTATTGTTTAGTTTATTTAATTGATCTTTAGTCAGAACCTTATTGATTAAGGCTTTGCAAAAGTTTCTAGTGATTCCATCTTTAGGGCCTGTATATAAATACAGATCTATGCCAACAGCATCAGAGGCAATCATGTTGACAGATCTGCCAAACTGACTGATTTTTGTACGCACTTCTGTCTGCAAAGAACCTGCACCCCGTTGAAGGGATTGTGCAAGATTAGACATTGCTTGATCCTTGGGTGTATCTACAACCATAGAAAGCAATGAATCACGCACGTTCTTTGATACGGCTGGTATCACAATATCATCAAAGACATTCTGAACAGTCAGAGTCTTCAATGCATCAACTTCATTCTCAATGAATAGGGGGGTCCATGTTGGATCAACCACCGCCAATGATTCATTTATTGATTGAAGTAATTTATCTTGCTGTTCAATAAAGTCTTCTATTGAATCAGCAAATCCACCTTCAAGAACTAGTTCAATTAACTGTTCCCTTTGAAGATCTAATAAAACGGCAGGGTCTGTTTGTTTAAGGAGGTCATTAAGTTGTTTGATTAACTTCTTTGATGACTTCGAATAAACTTGACCAAACTGGTCTGCTGTTTTCTTTTCTGCTTTCAGTTCTTTGATCTTTGCTTTGGTAATGTCTGCAAGTTGCTTTGGTTGATCTTTCACTTGACGTTGCAAGTCTTGAATAGCTTTTTCATCAGCATCCACACTTTCAGCCAACATCACATGCGAGTGTTCTTCAAAGCAATAAAACATTAATCAACTCTTATAGACAGTCAGTCACTAAGAATGCAAAGTTATCATCAATCTTAGAGAACAAGTTGACTTGCTCTGACCATACATATCTACGGATCAGATCAAGAGAATCATATTGTCCTGCAATCATGTCTTTGTATTCAAAGTCAAGTGCTGCAACAGGCATTGCCTTCACATTACCTGTTTTAGAAACGATGGCATCAGAACCTTTCATGATTCCCATAAAGATGGAATCACCAGTCCAAATGTAACCTTCTGCAGAAGTTGCACCTGCAACAGCTGTTTCACGGCGTGCAGCACCAACATAAACGTTTGGAATACCAAGAACGTTTTTAAGAACTTGGATGATAGTCTCATCATTAAGAAGAAGATTGCCACTTG